TTCTTCTTTACCATCAGTCCTAGCAAATTCCTTGAAAAGTGTTTTATTGGAATATAACTTTTCATCTAAGAACTTTGCTATTTCTCTTTCCACGATTGAATCATTTTTTCTGTTGTTAATTTCCATTTGAATTGTTAATTTTTGCAAAGATATAAAAAAATGTTAAAAAAACAAAAAAATGAAGAGATATTCTTAATCTCCTCATTTTATTTTTTGTTATTCGTTTGTTTCCTCTTCAATAAACTTAACATCTGACTCTTCAACAGACTCACCGCCTTCTTCAAGTTTAGATAGTATATCTTTTATATAGGTTTTCTTATATTCATCTAGTCTATCTGGACTTACTAAACCATTATGTACGCAAGACATTTCTCCTTCATATGTTATATTCCAAGGTGTAGGCAACTGATTTTTCGTTGTTCTAATCTTGGTTGTTATACCATAATTATAAGTTTCTCCTTTTGCAGTTGCAGTCAATTTTTTTGTTGAAGCCTTACCAATACCTCCAAGGTGAATAATCAATCTTGCTCCATAAAAGAAAGTCTTACCGCCTTTAAGTTCTATGGAAGGTACGCCACCCATAGAATTCATTGAATCGTTCCAAATCTTATTTACGCAAAAAAATGTATTGGTATATTCAGAGTTCAATTTTTTTGACGATGGAATACGATTATTAATAATGTTGTTAAATGCTTGAGATATTGCACCAGCATCAAACATATTATTTCCGCTCTTGCTTTCTAATGACTTAAAAGATTGAATTGAACCAATCGAATCCCAAATGAAGCACATCGGATATGGTATTTCTCCACTTTCTTGCCTATCAAGAAAATCATTTATAGAATATGCAATATCTTCGAGTACTGCTTGTTTACGTTTAGTTTTAGATTCTTTACCAGTAGAATAATCTCTATTTCCATATCTGTCAGCTAACATTCTGCTATCGAAATAAAAGAAACTACCAGTATAATTAATCACTCTTTTTTCTGTATGTGTTGTTATTTCGCCCGTTTCCTCGTCTACATCTTCAACTTCCACATCGCCATAAACTGGCGTTGCTTTCATACCACAATCTATAGCATATTTAAAATCAAAATTATTTTCAGTTTCATAGATTACTGGAATGATTCCATTATTTATACAAGATGCAATCAAACAGTTTTTAATTGTAGACTTACCCGTATTAGACCAACCCGTAACTATTGTTAAATATCCTTTAGGTATACCTGGAAGTTTAATTGCATCGGAAAATGCTTCTGGAAGTGGTATGAAGTCCATTTCTTTATCAGCAACCGACTTGTCATAATCCAAGTTATCCTTCATAGTTAATTGCAACTTTTCCTTTATACTTTCAATACTTGGTCTTTTAAACTCCTTTTTCTTAATAGGTTGTTTCATAACTTTATATTTTCTTTTTTGTTTATTTTATCTCTAACTTTATCTTTCCAACATTTCCTACATATTGCTCTGTATTTATCATTTCCTCCAATTTCAACTTGGCTTCCTTCAATTATGATTTCTCCATTTTCGTCAAATCTAGCATTAATTGATGTCTTTCTTTCACCGCATTCACAAGTTGACTTTATCTCTTCAATATCATCAGCAAGTTCAAAAAGACGTTTAGACCCAGGAAACAGATGACTTTGGAAATCAGTTCTCAATCCAAAACACATAACATTTACATCTAGGAAATCAACAGCATCAGATAATTGGTCTACTTGCTCTTCTGTTAGGAATTGGCATTCATCTATAATCACCCATTTAAGTGTTTCCAACTGTGATGCCAATACATTCTTATAAGCCTTTATCGCTTTATAGAGATTAACATCCTTGTCAACCATTATACATTTACGCTCAAGACCAGCCCTAGAACGTATTACACCTTCTCCATCCCTAGTGTCTAATGCTGGTTTCAATACCATTATTTGTACTCCTTTTTCCTCAAAATTGTAAGCTGTAGTCAATAGCCTCAGAGATTTTGCTGAAGCCATTGACCCAAAATAAAACCTAAGATGTGCGCTCATTTGTTCATATTAATTATAACATTGCTTAGTTTAAAACGGTAAATCCTCATAACTATCATCATCAGCAGTGTTTGACGCATCAACGATTATTTCATTTGAATTTACAACTTCAGAATAGTCTCTAGTTTCCTCTGTAAGTTCATCCTCAATTCGCTTCTGCTCTGCCTCTTCTTTAATCTTATTCATTTCTTCCTTATCAACATACTTGCCGAGTTCCTTATTGAAAACTGGAACACCTCCCATAGCAATAATTGTCATGTAATCATATGACTTAACAGTATACACATCATACCACTTCTTCTCATCTTGAATCCATTTCATACCAATGTCATAATCTTCTGTCAAAGGTGATGGAAAACCGTCATCGACAATTTGTATTGATGTCTTATTATCAGCAGTCCTTGTTAACGTAACAATTAGGTCAAGTCCATTATTAAGGTCAAATATGCTATATGTATTACCCTTCCTTGCTGCTGCTTCTGAACGTATTCTAGCAAGGTTCATAATTTTGTCATACACACCGTCTTTCTTTTTTGATGAATTGAATAGCCAAAACTTAACGCCATCATCTTCATGACCTCTTTCAATACAGCGCACAATCCACATTTCCTTCACCTTGTTAAGGAATTCAACGTCTCCGTATTTTTTCTTTGTCGGCTCATCAAGAGATTTCGACTTTAGTTCTCTTGCTTTTGCAGATGTCTCACAGAATGGGCAACCGTCACCCATCACATTACCGTCTTTCTTGTTGTGAGTAGGGCATACGAAGGTCTTCCACCCATTAGGTGCAACTTCTTTATTAACCTTAACTGTGTGCATAAAAACTTTCTTGAAAGGACTACCACCTTCTGGGGAGAATGGCAACAGCCTAATTGTTAGTGTCTTAGAGGTTTCATTATTTGCTAACCTCGCTTGAAGATAATTTTTCTCATTAAATTGAGTTTTCTTAGGGATAAAAGTTTTCTGTTCTTGTTCATACTGAGCCTTTACAGCCTCTGCGTCAATGTTAACGCTAAAATTTTTGTTGTCCATAATTGAAATTGTTATTAAAAAAATTATTTTAGATGTACGCCAAAACGTACTTAAATTTTCACATTGCAAATATATAAAAAAAAGTTAAAAAAACCAAAAAATTCCTGATTTTTATTAGTTATAAATATCAAAAAAAATAAAAAATCCCAATTATTTTGTATTAATAATTGGGAAAACAATCAAATTATTTAGGATAATTATTTTGCAAATACCTCAAATCCATATCATCAATATCATTATTTTCAGCATCATTGCTATCATAAAATTTATTGTGGTCTACACTTTTTGTAGTAGCATCAAAAAATTTATCTTGTTGCAACTTTTTCTGTCTAAAAATATCGTCAATTACATCAGCACATTTTTTAATTTTATTTAAATATGGGTTCGATGTTTGTTCACCATTTCCACTTTCATATTTAACTTTATAAATCGCATCATCCAAAGCACTATAGAAATCTTCAAATGCGCTTCTAGCTTCCCAGAATATATCATCTGACCTATCATAGGCACGGTCAACTGTACCGTAACTAATTTCATTAACAAGCCTTTTTTTGAGCTTGTTGTACGATTTTTCGTTTAAGGTGATTGTTTTCATTATATGTTAAACATTTTTTCGAGTGTCTGGATGTCATCGTCATCAATCTTAAAAAATGTATTTGCAATATCATCAGACGGATTATCTACATCGTCATTTGTAATGACATATTCTTTTGTTGTAGGTTCATCATTATCCGCATATGCTTCATATCCACCTTGTTTTGCTTTCTCAGCCCAAAATTCATTTGGTTTGACATTAAATGGGTATGAATCTAGAGAGCGTAGGTTCAATTTCTCTGTTTGAGTAGGATTCCTTTTCTCGAACTCTGCTTTTAATGATTCAATCTCACTATTATTACTATCGACTTTTGATAAAAGATTGTTAATAGTGTCTATTAGAGTATCAATTCTTGTATCCACTTTTGACAAATCTCTTCCAATGTGGTTTTGTTTAACATTAAGTTTATCTTGAGCCTTCGTGAGTCCATCAATGTCAATAGTTTCTCCATCATCTTCTGTTTCTCCACCCATAGGGTCATTCATACCCATATCAGCCATAGGGTCAGCGCCACCCATTGCGTTTGGGTCTTGACCACCCATAGCATTTGGGTCAGCACCACCAGCTGCATTAGGGTCTCCACCCATAGGGTCAGCACCGCCCATTGCGTTTGGGTCTTGACCACCCATAGCATTTGGGTCTTGACCACCCATAGCATTTGGGTCTTGAGGCATACCGCCACCACCCATAGGGTCAGCACCGCCCATTGCGTTTGGGTCTTGACCACCCATAGCATTTGGGTCTTGCATATCTTCGCCATCTTCGTCTATCTCCTCTTCTGGTAAGACTGTTGGTATATATGCCTCACTGAGACGCATGAAATGTTCATGTGCCTCAAATAGATTATTTTCTTTAAGATACTTAACGTTAGTTCCCATTGGTATATTAGTCGTTCAATAGTTCTTTATTATCCTCTGTTAAAATTGTCTTTGAACTCTCAGTTCTTTCGATGAGTCCTTTATCCTTCTTAACTCTTCTTACTGAAGGTGCTGGCTTGTCTGTATTATTAAGCACAGACTGAGCCATTGCTATTTTTTCACTAGTTGTCATAACTTCTTCATTTACTTTTTTTTTATTTTCTCTAGTAAGAGCATCATTGTATACTTTCACTTGAGGTTTTCTGCTATCAATATGTTTAATAATAAATTTTCCCATAATATTGTAACATTATTTACTATAAATATCTAATTACTTGAAAAATATTGAAAAATCCTCTATTTTAGAGAGATTTGATAAAGAAAGTTCGCCATTTGTCTGAATTATCAATTTATCTTTATATTTATCCCAATCTATTAGATATTCGTTATTAGGTTTTTCAGAATTTTCATTCTCTTTTTCGATTAACTTATTAAGAGCATTGATGGAAAATAAACAGCCATTTTTAACATGCATAACAGTGGCGTTGTTAAGACTTTTTATGAATTTTTCTTTATCAAATGTTTTAAACGTAACTAGGTACTCAAATTTATTTGAATCAATAGAATATACAAATACCTTGTTTAAATTTACCCTAAATGCATTTTTAAGATTCTCTAAAAATGAAAGAATCTTATTTTTTCTAACGAATGTTCCTATTATTATTCCATTTGTGCTCATTTTTTAATTTTATCTTGAAATGAAATACGGTATTGCGTATTTCTTATTACCCAAACGTTTAGTTAACTTGAATACGAGCTTATCATCATCTTCAATTATTCTATTGTTTGAGTTAGAGATAATCCTATCAAGGATTTTTTTTGTTTTAATTCCACAATACTCAAGTATATTTAAGGACAAACCAAAAATATTCCCTTTATGCGGAATGTACATCATACCATTACTAATATAAATATTTTTATTTTCTTTAGAAAACAAAATACTATATATTTTTTTTATAATACTATATTTT